AAATATTAATAATAATATATGAGTGATGAAAATATATTTAATCCTAAATTTGAAAATAGATTTAATTCTAAAAATTTAGATTTTGGAAATATAATAATACTTTTTAATAATTATAGTTTTTATATTAAACTTTTATATAAAAAATCAGCATTAAGTCCTAGTGAAATATATTATTTTGTATTTAGTTTAAAAGAACACGGAATAAAAGGAGAAAAAATAAAAGATGACAGCACAGAAACCCCTGATGACAGCACAGAAACCCCTTATGTCAACAGAGAGCCGAGAAAATTGGTTGACAAAGATGTTAGGGCACAACCCAAGGAAGCAAAAAAAAAAGGAAAAAAAGGAGATAATCCTGAAGTTGAAGAACCTGATAAGAAACCTCCTCAGAAACCTGATGAGACACCTCTTCAGACAGGTAGGAGAAAATACAACCGAAAACAAGAATTCACACTGGACTTAACTGATGATGATACTGCTGCTGCTACTGCTGCTGCTACTGCTGCTGCTACTGCTGCTGCTACTGATGATGATGATGATGATGATTATACTGCTACTGCTCTTGATACTGATTATGGCGATATGCCTCCACTTGTACCCGCTGAGCAGTCCTCCTCTGATATTCAATCTGACGATGAGAGTGGGAATAGTAAGCGTGCGGTATCAGGTCCTACTCCTGCCTTCGAAGGAGGAGGTAATAATATTATGAATTCTTTTGGTTTATTTAATCAAATAATAGAAAATATAAATGTAGATAAAAACATATCAAAATCATTTAGTGAGTTTGATGTAAAAAATAATAAAATTGATAATACTGTTTCAATACAAGGAAAAGCTTACAAAGATAATAATTCCTTGTCATTTTCAAGTGAAGAAAAAGGAATAGACGCGACATTATATGTATCTATTAATAGTGCTGGTGCTCCTACCTATCAATTAAAATTGAATGACAAGACAAAAAAAGTCGTGAGCACTTGGGATATGAGCAATCCAAACTCAGTAGGAAAAGGATATATATTCGATGAAAACCCAAAATACACACAAAGTATTATAGATACAAATAATACAAACCTTCTTGCATTACTTAATGAAGATGATGCAGATTTTATAGACGATATTAATATTAATATTACCGAATTAATTAAACAATTCAGTGAATTGAATCAAATAGTTGAATCATTAAATATAAAAATTTTTTTTGAAATTAGTAAAAAAGATATAAAAGATAAAATAAAGAAGCCTGTGTCGCAATCCAATTATTATACACGTCAGTCGTTGGAATATGATCCTGAATCTTTATTAAAATTAATGGATGGTTTAATAAGTATAACATCATACCAATTGGAGGATAAGGGTAACCTGATAAACAATATTAATAGTGATAATAGTGATATAAAATACTTAACAACCAATTTAGACAATATAATGATTTTTTTTTATGAAAATAATTTGCGAATTTTTAGAAACATAAAGGAACAATATGAAAAATATAAACATGCTAAGACGGGCAATCCTATACTTATAAAAATAGATAATATTATAAAACAAATAGAAGATTCACTCAAATTAAAAAAAATAAAAAAGGAAATAATAAAAAAGAAAATAATAAAAAATAAAAAAGAAAAAATAATGGATTTATTAAGACTAGATAGTGATGATTTTTATAGAAAAATAATTAGTATGGTACAAAAAAATGCCAAAACATTTACAAGCTTAAATCCCTTAGTGGAATACCTACAAAGATTTAAGGCACAGGTTGTTTCTAAGGATACAGGAAAAGTAAAATTTTATTATATAAAAAAAAATTTTATTGTTTTTATCACAATCGGTGAAATATTAAGTAGAGTTAGTAATCAAGTTAGTAAGCGGAATGAGAATATAATTAATATGTATGTTGAAGAATTAAAAAAAAGTGAGAAACTCAGGATAGAGAGTGAAAATGATATTGAAAATTTCTTGTCAGAAAATATGATTAATGATAATGCGTGGAAGACTGGTGATGCTGAAGCTGAAGCTGTTTCAGCAGCAGCTGAAGCTGTTGTTAATGATGACGAGAATGCACCCACACAGGAGGCATTGACACAGGCGTCATTGCGTTGGACTCGTCAGCAGGATAGCAGTGTAGAACCTCAACGAGAAGATTGGAAAGACATTTATACAAAGGAAGACTATGCGGGTGGTGCTTGTGATAATAAATATGAAAAAAAAAGCGGAAAATTTCTAGTAAATGCAAGTCCAATCATATCGCCAGTGGATACAAAAGTAGACGATTTATCAAAATTGCAGGAACCAATAATATATATTGAAGAAGAAGTAAACAAAACAATTCTACGTGGAGCTCGAGAAGTTAAAGACAAAAAAAGTATGCCTGTTTTTGGATATTTGACAATTGGAAAAGAATTAATATTGAAACTTAATGAATTACAAACTAATCAGAATCATAGTTTTACATTAGGAAAAGGAACAAACGAGAAAATAGTAAATTGGATATCTGCCAATCCTGTCATAGCAGGTGCTTTATTTACAATTTTGGCAAATAGTGTAACAAAATTTTTAGTCGAAAAAGGTTTAGCTCCAGAGGCGATTCATATAAGAAATGTGTTGAAACAATTGCTTAGCTATTTTATAGGCGACACTGCTGCGGCATGGGTATTATTTCCTATAAGTGGTGCGAATGCACCACCAAGGAAACTGTCTAAAGAAGAACAAGACAAAGAGTTTGCAGATAATCTGGGCCGGATGGGAGGTAAAAGAATAAAAAGCAAACGAAATAAATTTAAAATATTTAAAACTAAAAATAAAAAACAACAAAATAAGAAGACAAAAAAAAAACAAAAAAATAAGAAGACAAAAAAAAAACAAAATAAAAGGACAACAAAAAATAAAAATAAAAAATAAAAATGAAATAAAATATTTATTATAAGTTAAATAATAAATATTTTAAATGTCCAACGAAGATTACACATTTACTTTTAAATTAGCATACACTTGTGAGAAAAAAGATTATATTGTAAATGAAAATACGACAATAACTGATTTTATACAGGATATGAAAGTAAAGGTGCGTAAAGATTTCCATTTTAATTCTAACGTATACATAGAATTTGTTAAATGTGGACAATACAACAATGTAAATGGGTATGAACCCGAGTTAGCACCCGCATTAGAAAATTCAAGTCAAAAATTATATCAAGTTTTTGACAAAGATTGTACTTTTTATATTAGAAAAAAAATTTTATCTTTATAAATTTTATATCTTTAATCTCATTATCTTTATTTTACAAATTTATTTTTTTACAATTCCTCTTCTTCCTCTTCTTCAAAAGAATATGTATCATTTTCATCTTCTTCAATATCCTCTTCTACCTGAATATATTCTCCATTTTCCCAGACAACTTTATTTGTATTGAATAAAATATTCATATTTTTTATTTCTGGTTTATCCGTATCAGATGTAAACAATTTGTGAATCTGTTCATCATCACGAAATCGTATAGTGTAAGTCTGTTGAATATTATTTCTTCCGATTCGTCCCATGGCTTGAATAATTTTCTCTTGTGTTAAATTTAAATCCTTACCTAAAAATCCGTGACAGAACTGATAGTTTGTCCCGTAAATATAGTCACTTGACGCAATAATCATATATAATTTTTGTTCGTCTGCCAGTTTTTTCATAATTTCAGTATAAGTAATGTTTTCATGATTTATAAAAACACCAATACCCATCATAAGCAACACTTTCCAGCTGTTTTCGATGCCGTTGAGTGCCATTATATCGCTAACCGTCTGCTCATCAATATTGCTAGTAAAAGGTGTCTCTATATTTATTCCGTGTGCCCATTTGTCAAGATGTAATTTTTTATTTGGGACAAATCCGTCATTCAAATTTGCGGATTTAATCATAGTTCGAAGTGACATAATTTCTTGATTCAATTTTGAAACTCCGCCTTTATTTTGTACTTCATCAGGCACATCCTTGCCTATTTTTTTCAAATCTTTATTGGATTTATTTCTTCCACTAATAGTTTGTCCTCCGTGAAAACTAGAAACATTATTTTTAGCCCGTTTATCTGCTTCTTCTCTGATAATATCTACTTCTGTTTCTAATTCAAATAATTTTTCATTGATCACATTGTTGTATTCTATTTTTTTCATAATGTCTTCCATAATGGAAGCAGGAATGTTTGCTTGTTGGATGCAAAACTTGGCGATTTTTTCAACATTATCTGATATAAATATAGTGGGTCCATCCGTTAATGTGTAAGCATCTTTTGTTGTGACATAGACACCTGAGGTCCCTTTTATTTGTTGACGGTCAGAAGTTATCTCTTGTTGGCTGAATACCTTAACGAGTGGTTTGCCTTCCAATTTTGTTGGTGCGATTTCCAAACTTTTTGTTTTTACAATTTTGTTTCCTTTTGGGTCAATGTGTATATTTTCATTTATTCGTGGTGTTCTAGCGAAAGTAAAGTGGTTATATATTTCAGACCATTTGTCAGGAACAATATTTTGTAAGAGGAAAATATAATACATTTTTATATTTTTCATATTGATGTCGTCCAGCGTCTCAAAATGCCTTTCTACTATTGTTTTAGATGTGCCAAAATTATTTAAATTTATATAGCTAATAAATTCGACTACTTCTTTCAAATCAAAATAGCGGAGAAGAGTCAAGTAATCATTACAGTGAGATGCGATTTTTAAAATATTGGTGTAATCACCATCCAGGTAATGTGGTAACACTACGTAGCCGTCTTTGTTTATCATAGGAATAGATTTTTTACAATCGTGGCTAACAATATTAATAACTTCTGCCCTTCTAAATTTATTTAAGAAATCTGGTATTGTCTCTGTGAGCTCATTTTGTTTTGGTAATGTCGCAGAAGATAAGACAACGTTCGGTATTAAATTTTTTCTCCAATTTTTTTTTATAGTGGAATGTATCTCGTGGTCCTCGTAATCTAACGTTATAGTTGGCTCATCCCAGTACATAATGATATCTTCTTTTTTAAAGAAGGCAAGCATATAATACATCGCAGGCAAATATGATTTAATGTCACAAATCATAATCTCAACATTGTCACCAACACTATTATCAACTTTGCCAATTCCACCTGTGCGTTTATTTTTAGTGTATTCTTTTGCCGCAAAATAGTGTAAACGGATATCATCGGCACTCGCACATCCAAACGCAAAAGCAATTTTTTTTTCTACTGAGATGGCAGCTTTTGCTAATGCCAATCCTACGTGTCTCGCAGCGCAAACAAATATAATTTTTTTCTCCTGTGAAAGCGCAATAGGTGTCATTGTTTTACCAGTACCGGTTGGTGCCATATACAATATTAATTTAGGGTTTTTCTTTTTACTTGCGACAAATATATCTTTCTGGTGCTCATAGAGTGTCAAGTCGCTGTATCTTAGCAAGTTTTCATTTTTTTCTATAAATTCATATCCATTTTCTATTATTTTTAATATATCTATTTCACTTTCAAACATATTTAAAACACGATTTGTCAATTCAACAACGTGGCGATTCAGCTTGGCAATATTGTTTCTTATCAGTTTATAGAGTGTATAGTAATACAAGTGAAATAGATTTATATTTGTTGTTTTTTTGTAAATGATAATTTTTTCAATGTATGAAAGTAAAACAAATTCATAAATATTATTATTATTGATACTTTCTTCGTCAAATCTTTCTAAGCGTATTCTGTCTACTGAATTTAATTTTACAATATTATCTATTTTCATTTTTATGTATTGAGAATTAATGAATGACAAATCTTCTTCAATTTTGTCACCTCTTGCGCGAAGGTGTCTGTTATATATAAAATCTTCCATTTTTTCCGTATATTCTATTTTTAAAAATGTAAAAATAGAATTGTTGTTATTAATTCTAATATTTGTGTTTGAATATCCTTGAATAATCATATTGAGTACTTCAATCTCTTTTCCAGAAATGGGAACTTCAATAGAGTTCCATTCTGACTTGTTTAGTTTGCGTTGGTTTAAATCCATTGTCTTGTTAAATATTATTTTATCTTTAAGCATTATTTTTTATTTCATTTTTTTTTTAAATTAAAATGAAAAATTGAAATGAAATAATTTAAAAAATACAAATTATAAATAATAACAAAATGTCAAGCAAGATTAGTATTGTTTCGGTTGATGGTAATATTGGGTCTGGAAAATCTACTCTGCTATCTAGTCTGCGTAAATATTATAATGATATAAATAATGATATAAATATTGTATTTTTGGATGAACCCGTCGATGAATGGGAAAAAATAAAAGACGAAAATGGAGTTACTATGCTTGAAAAATTTTATAGTGATCCAGAAAAATATTCATTTTCATTTCAGATAATGGCTTATATTTCAAGGTTAAAAATTTTGCGCAAGGCAGTAAATAAAATAAAAAATAATAATAGTACAGAAAAAACTATAATTATAACAGAGCGAAGTTTATATACAGATAAATGTGTGTTTGCCAAAATGCTTTATGATACTGGTAAGATTGAAACCGTAAATTATCAAATTTATTTGAGTTGGTTCGATACTTTCACAGAAGAATTTCCACTTGACAAAATTATCTATGTAAAAACAAATCCTGAAATATGTTATTCAAGAATCAATAAAAGGGCGAGGGAAGGAGAAGAAAATATACCTCTGCAATATTTGACGGATTGTGACAAATATCACGAAGATATGATAGAAAATTTGTTAGAATACAGGTCTAGGTTAACGTTGAATGGTAATATTGATATGTATGTATGTGAAAACCATACTTATTTAGAGGGGTGGTTAAGAGAAATTAATAATTTTATACAAAAATAATTTTGAATAAGAAAAAAACTCGCAAATTAAATATTTTAATAAGATAAATGAGAATAACGCAGTTTGCCTTTACAACATTAAACCTAATCAATAAAGGGTTTGACTATGTAATAAAAACGAGCGAAACATATAAAATTGACGAGTCACATGCGTTGAAGCATAGTATGGAAGTATATAATTTCGCGAAAAATATTTATGAAACCGAAATAGAACACACCCCTTTTCTGGAAAGACAAAAAGACATCATTTATATGGCTGCCATTGGCCATGATATGTGTGATAAAAAATATATGAATGAAAAAGATGGTATCTCAAATTATCAAACTTTTTTATCTGGTTCAATGACTACAAATGACCTGGAAGTAATGGGCCAAATTATAAATACTATGTCTTATTCAAAAGTTAAAGTAAATGGATATCCATTTCTAGGAGAATACCAAATGGCGTATCATATTGTGAGAGAAGCCGATTTATTGAGTGGTTATGACATAGATAGATGTATAATATACAATATGTTTCGTAACTATTATGATTATACCAAAGCTTTACAAGATTGTTTTAACTTGTTTCATTCGCGAGTATTTACTATGATAGAAGATAACCTTTTTACAACAGATTTCGCAAAAAATGAGTCATTAAAACTTCACGAAAAGGCAAAAAAAAATTTAGAAATATTATATAAATTATAAATTTTTTAATAATATTATTTGTAAACTATATAATAATGAATAAAGAATTATTATTTAATATAAATAAAGGTATTTTTCTTTTATTGTTAGCAGTAGGTTCAAACTATGTAGCTCAAACATTTAGTTGTAGAACACAACAATTATTGACAGAAAGTATGTATGCGAAACAAGTGATGGTATTATTTATAATTTATTTTGCGGTAGGGTTTACGGATGAAACAAATACTTCTCCTTTTCAAAAATTACAGATAACATTTTTGGTATGGACGCTATTTTTAATGTTTACAAAAATGACACCTCTCTTTACTATTGCGGCATTCGTATCATTTACATTAGCATATTATATTCAAACATATATAGTATATTATAAAAATTTAAAAGACGACAAGAAATATGGTGAAAGAATAACTAACCTAGAAAATATGTTTTATACCTTAATGTCAATTACTATTTTAACTATTATTTTTGGATTTCTTTTATACTTTAATTACCAGTATTCAGAGAGAAAAAATGATTGGTCTACATTAAAATTTTTGTTTGGAACAACAAAATGTGATTCTTTCAATTAATATTTTTATTTTTATTTTTATTTTTATTTTTAATAGTTTTGTTTAGCCAAAACCTGTTATAATCCTTGGGATAATCCAATAATAATTCTTCTCCTTTTTTTATATTTTTTTTGGCATACAATGCTCTCATTTTTAATTCGCAGTTTGATTTTCCTGGTATCTCATTGATAAAGTTAGTAATGTTTTTGCTTTTATATGGTTGTTCTTTTGCGACTAATATTTTCCAAATTCGCCTCATAGGGTATGTATGTAATGAATTATTTTTATATTTGCCATATTTTTTCGTGAATGTTTTCCATTTCATTTCTTTACCATAATAATCGGCAATTTTAGATCCTTTCATAATATCTTTCTTCGCAAAAACCCCTAAACCTTCAATTTTTGATTTTTTTATTGTTACCATTTCATTTTTAAACATTTATATAATTTATATAATTTATATAGATATTATTCAAGTATCAAGTATCAAAGTATCAAGTATCAAGTATCAAGTATCAAAGTATCAAGTATCAAGTATTAATAATTATAAATTGTATCGATAAAAATCGCAAGCAACATAGGAAATTGCCAAGTAGTAAAAATTTGTGAGTTATGTTTATTTCTAAAAACAATAATATCTAAAAAAAAATAAAAGCTACATAATAGTGACAAAAAAAGGGAAAAAATAAAAATGTTTTGAATTATTTTATTCATTATATAAATTATAAATATATTAGTATTCTAATAATTGTATATTCAACAATTTACGTGGTTTATATTTTAATATATCTATCTCTTTTTTTGTAGTAGGAAATTCATTTTCACCGTAAACATCTTGTAACAATAACCATTCAAATAAACCACCTGTATACACATAAACATTACAGAACCCTAATGTAGTCAACTGATTATATTTGAAATGTAACTTATCATCATTACAATTTCTCCCATAAATAATTATTTTTATTTCTTTATTACCATTATTTAATAATTTATTTATCAATTCTTCTTCTCTCTTATAATCCATAGTATTTTTAATTAAACAATGTTGTTCATTCTCCGCGAGAGTATTAATCAGTAAATGTGTCTTTGAATTTTTTATGAGATACTGTACGTCTTCGTAACTAATTTTTATTGATGATAATGATTGGCTATTTCCCATACATAAATATTTAATAAAATTTTAAATATTAAATCTTATTAAATTTTAATTCAATTAAATTGAACGACTATTTCAACTTCTTCCTTTTTAATACTTTTAGTGGCAGAAATGGATAATTCTTCTCTCTTTTTTCTGGTTTTAGAATTTTCAACATTATCTTTTCTTTTTGCGGTGCTGTTGCGATTATTCATATCTTTTTCAATTGCTTCATAATTTTCCTCAATATAATCAATGACTTTATTTTCAATAGCCCATTTAAAAAAATTTAACTGACCAATAGTGGTTTCAATCGAAGTATCTTTTATATAAGGAATACATATCCTGTCCCATCTACAAAACGGGTCAAATCTTTTTTTTGAATAAGCTTTTAATTTTAATTTATAATCAGGATAAACTTTAAATCTAATATTTTTGCCATTGGTGTCTGTAATATCATACAACGTGTAATATTTTTTAGCATAATTGGTAGCAAACCAATCTACTATGCGTAGAGATGTCCGTGTCTCACCTGTAATTATTTTTAACATTTTTGTTAAATAATTTTCATTTTTATAGAAACGCATTAAATTATTTAATAATAAATCATTCTGTGTAGCATAGTTATTTGATATACTACTCATTATGTTAAAATGTTTAACAATTATTTAAGTTGTTTATTGTAAAATAATATAATTTTATTAATTATTATTAATTATAATAAATTATATTTTATAATTATATAATGAATAACTTTTTCAATTCATTTTTTACTCCTTTAGGTAAAGACTCATGCATGTATTTTCTTTTTGTAT